GGTCCGTCAAGTGGTTATGTTGCGTGTGAACACTATAAGGCGACAGAGGTATTTCTAATAGGTCACGATTTAAGGTCTACTAAACCGACAATTAATAATATCTACAAAGGAACAAAACATTATGTTGCTGTAGAGAATGGTCCTACACCACACACCAATTGGGTAAACCAATGGTTGAGTCTTATGAAGAGATATCCGAAGACCACATTTTACAAAGTACATAGAGATTTAAACCTGAAAGACAATGTAAATATGCATACTCCAGAATGGGAGGGTCAAAACAATTTGTTTTATGTTGACTATTCCAGCATTGACAATCTTGAGCAGGTTTGATATATTAGTTATATGATAAATTTAATTGATTATATTATAGATAGACTAACAAAATTTAGAGAGTATCTTATTATGAGAAGTTTGCCTAGAGATTGTTATGATAAGAAGGCGAAGGCAGAAAGTCTAAAAAATTGGGTAAATAAGAATGAGAACTCTTATAAATAATACTGATACCGATAATATAGGTAACACAAATACAACGAACATATTTAATACAAAGGAGATATAATATGGACTTTGAAAGTTTAAAATCAAGTGCTTCTAATTTTGACAAGATAACAAAAGCATTAGAAGCTTCAACAGAAAAACCAGAAACCTCTGGTAATAAATCAAACAAATACCAAGACGACAGAATTTGGAAACCTGAACTAGATAAAACTGGTAATGGTTATGCAGTAATCAGATTCTTGCCGGCAACTTCAGGCGAAGAAATGCCTTGGCAAAGAGTATGGTCTCACGCTTTCCAAGATAAAGGCGGTTGGTATATTGAGAATTCTTTAACGACACTAAATCAAAAAGACCCGGTGTCTGAAGAGAATACAAGATTATGGAACACAGGTGTTGATAGTGATAAAGAAATTGCTCGTAAGAGAAAAAGAAAATTATCATACTACTCAAACATCTATGTAGTTTCAGACCCTAAACATCCAGAAAACGAAGGTAAAGTTTTTATATTTAAATTTGGTAAAAAAATCTTTGATAAAATTACCGAAGCAATGCAACCGGCGTTTGATGATGAAACACCAATTAACCCATTTGACTTTTGGAAAGGTGCTAACTTCAAGTTGAAGATTAGAAAAGTTGATGGTTATTGGAACTATGACAAGTCTGAATTTGAGAGTGTTAGCCAAATTAAAGAGTCAGATGATGACATAAAACAAATTTGGTCAAAACAATATCCTCTTAACCCTTTTGTTGACCCTAGTAATTTTAAGACCTATGATGAACTCAAAGAGAAACTGAATAGGGTAATTATGGGACAACGAAACACAGAAACCGTGGAAAATGTAGACCTCCCACCACAATCCACAACGTCTGTGCCAAGCTCAAGTGATGTTAAATCGGCGCCTGCTAGCGAAGATGATGATACATTATCTTATTTTAGTAAATTAGCAGACGAAGATTAATCTTTCTCTCTCACAATCACGAATGCTTACCCTTAGCGAGAAATCGCTAAGGGTTTTCTTATAAATAGTGGTATGGTAAATATATTTGAACCACTAGTAGATTTACAAGACAAACAACTGAAATCAGCGTCTTGGTACAAGAATGCTGCCTCATTAATTGCAGATAGAGCTACGCAATCAAAACTAATGAGGGACGGCAAGTTATTAGGTAGACCAAGTGCAGGTAGAATGGCTATGTTTGTTTATGACCCTAAAACAAAACAAAAGTTACCGTTTTATGATACATTTCCACTAGTGTTGCCTATTGATACGATTAGAGGAGGTTTTATAGGTTTAAACTTTCATTATCTCCCTTACGGATTAAGATTTAAATTACTACAACAATTACAACAATTTGCTAGTAATTCTAAATTTGACCAATCAACTAGATTACAGGTCACATATGAGGCAGTAAAAAAAATTGGTCTAATTAAACCGGCAATTAAAAAATACCTTTATCGTTTTGTAAAAAGTAATTTTTTAAGAGTTGACGTACAAGAAATGGCTATCGCAGTATATCTACCAGTAGCTAAATTTAGAAAGGCGAGTTTACAAACGGTATTCGCCGATAGTAGAAGGAAAATATAATGAAAAAAATAATAACAATGTTATTTGCTTTAACACTTGTTACCGCTTGCACAATACCAAGTGAGCCAAGATTATCATTTGGTAAAAAATGTGTAGAAAAAAATCAAGACGTAGTTTATTCATATGTCTGGTTATATAGCAAGGGTAATGGTTTAGAGGCAAACAAAGAGACTTGCAACTCAATAGAGGACTAAAATGGCAATATTAAGAGGCGGAAGACGTATAGGTAATTACGATATCAGAATAGGTGTGCCTAGAGATAGGTCACTAGATAACGTAAATGCTGACGAAAGATTAAGACGTAAACCTGGTGGTAATCCAGAGTCTACAATTAATAGATTCATTGCTGAGGTAAATCAAGGTGAGGGTCTAGCAAGACCTAATAGATTTATGGTAATGTTTCATCTGCCTCAAAGAGTTATAACAGACCCAGGTGAAATATATGCTAGTGAATTTGGTGGTTCTAGTTTAGGTACAAACAATGATTTAGAATCTTTGACAATGGCAAAAACTATGAGTATGATGTGTAGTAAGGTAACTATGCCAAGTAGAGATATCAATACACAAACTCATTTAACGTATGGACCTGCTAGAGAAATGCCTTATGCATATTCATTTAGTAGAAATATTGAATTAACCTTTTATGGTGATAAGTTTTTAAGACAAAGACAATTTTTTGAAAATTGGCAGAAAAAAATATTTGACTACAAGAGCCATAATATGAGATACTATGATGATTATATTGGTTCAGTAGATATATTTCAATTAGGTCAGTTTGAGAGTGAGAACGATAGAGATAGAGTTACCTATGCAGTAAGACTATTTGAGGTTTATCCTCAAACAATTGGTTCTATGGATTATACATATGGTGATAATGATAAACAGGTTGATATACCTATTACATTGAACTTTAGAAGATGGATTAATTTAACGATAGACCAAGTAGAAGGTGCTACAATAGGTAGTCCTTTCGGTGATGTGCCTACGATAAAGGCAAGTAAGAATTTTGGATTATTTGGCGGTGTATTGTCCAAATTGCCTCCTGAATTTAGAAGAGCAGGCAGAGATATACTACAAACCGCTAAGAGAAGTTTACCAATTGGTAAAGTGACCGGTGGAAAATTATTCCCACCATTTTAAACAATAAGGAGAAGATATAATGGCATTGCCTATATTAGAAACAGCGAGTTATGAGTTGACGTTACCATCAACAGACGTACAAGTAAAGTTTAGACCTTTCAAAGTTGCAGAGGAAAAAGTTTTACTTCAAGCTCTTGAGTCGCAAGAACAAAAACAAATTGTAGAAGCACTAAAGAATATTGTTAGTGTTTGTACATTTGGTAATTTAAATGTTGATGAGTTACCAACCTTTGATTTAGAATATGTATTTTTACAGATTAGGTCAAAGTCTGTTGGTGAGGTTGCAAATTTAAAAATTTTGTGTCCTGACGACAAAAAAACTTATGCAGACGTAGATATTGATTTATCAAAAGTTGATGTTCAAGTAGATGACGAACATACAAACAAAATAAAGGTCAATGACCAAGTAAGTTTGTTAATGAAATATCCTACAATCAATTCTGTTGACCCTACAAAAGATTATAGTAAAGGTGCTAAGACGCAAGACCTTTTTGATATTATATCAAAGAGTATTTACCAAATCCAAGAGGGTGATAAAACGCATATGGCAGTTGATTATAGTAAAGATGAAATGGATAAGTTTGTTGAAAGTTTAGATAGTAAATCATTTAAGTCTATACAAAGATTTTATGATACTATGCCTAAATTAAGACACGAATTAGAGGTAGAAAACCCTAAAACTAAAGTGAAGAGCAAGGTGACTTTAGAGGGTTTATCCGATTTTTTCGGGTAGCCCTTTCACACGACTCACTTGAAAATCATTATCAAGTGAATTTTGCTCTTATGCAACATCATAAATATTCTTTAACAGAATTAAATCATATGTTGCCGTGGGAAAGGGATATCTACGTTAATATGTTGATACAATATATTAAAGAAGAAAAAGAGAGACGAGAACGAGAGAAGAGGAAATAATGTTTGAAGAACAGAAAAAATCTGCTGTTGACAAAATAAAATGGGTGTGGTGGTTTTTAAAAGAAGAATTACCACAATTCTTATCTAACTGGAGAACCGTACCAAGACTTATGATGGTACTATATGGTATTGTATTCTATAATACAATGCAATGGTTTATGGCACTACCTGAACCTAATAACGCTCAAGCAGGTTTTGTGAGTGTGGTTGTTGGTGCTGGCGCTGCCTGGTTTGGTTTATATGTTAACGGCAAATCAAGTAAAATACAAAAGTAATGATTAAGAGACATAATAGACAAAGAAATACACCATACTTTATGCCTATTAAGAAAGACATAACTAGATTTTATATGAAATTAAAAAGTAAGTTAAGTTTTTATGGTTGGCAAATAAGAAGTGGCACAAAATAGGAGATACACATATGAATTGCAATAATTGTGGTCACGAAAGACATTGTAATGATACGTGTACACAAACGTACAAAGATGGCGATAATAAAGAAGTATTAATTTTATGTTGCAATAGTTGTAGTTGTGATAATTGTAAAGAATAATGGCAGAGATAGTTGTAAAAGACAAGAAAGATGATAATGTTGAGAAAGCTCTTGACATTGTAAACGCACAACAAAAGATTGTGGGTAAAGCACTTGTTGGTGCTTCAGGAGCAACACTTGTTGAGAAGTCGGAAGAGTCATACGAACTATTAGAACATATTAGACAATTATCAAAGAGAAGTTTAACAAGTTTAAAAAGTATTGCAGACTCACTTGTTAATATGTTTAGGTTTGACAAAGATGAGGCACGTAGAAGAAAAGACCAAGCAAGTGAATTAGCAAAAGAAAAAGATTTTGTAGGTCCGCCATTGCCTTCTAACGAAGATGTATCTACAAATGATGATAGTAATAGAGGTGGCGGAGGCGGAGGTGCATTAGCATTTTTAGCAGGATTTTTATCAAGAATACCAGGCGTAGGTGCAATGAAGAAATTATTTAAACCTATAATGGGATTTTTTGGCAAGAGTGGTGTATTATTCAAGATATTCGGTAGATTTGGTCCTCTAGCAGGTCTAACATTAGCAGTTGGTTTTTTAATTAGATATATTGACGATATAGCAAAGGCATTAGCACCTGTATTAGATGGATTAAAAGCATTATATACAACATTAGAACCATTGTTAAAAGCAATAATGGCCGTAATAGATGTAACCGTAAAACTTGGTTTAAATGCTCTAGCGGCAGGTTTAAAAGTTGCTATGGGTGGTTTAGTTATGGCGGCTCAAACATTTATGGCGTCATTAAAATTTATATCAGACCTAATAGTAGGTTTATTTACAGGTGATTTTGATTTAATTAAAAAAGCATTTAGTGATGTATTAAAAGCTTTTGATGATATAGGTAATAAGTTTTTAGGTGTATTAAAAGACGCCTTTGTAGGTTTAATTAATGGTATTGGTAATATATTTGGTTTTGATAATTTAATTGAAACAGCAAGAGTGTATTTTATGGAAACAATACCAAACGCCTTTAATGAAGCAATAGAGAATTTAAAAGTAGAATTTATGAAAGATATAAATTTTATTAAGACTAGATTTGGTGAGATTTTTGACGCAATTGGCGAAACGTTTACTAGTACGGTTGAGAGTGTAAAGAATTTCTTTGTATCATTACCAGGCAAAATTATGAGCGGTGTCAAAAGTTTATTTCAACCTGTTATGGATTTCTTCTCTAGTATAGGCACATCAATTAAAGAAGCAATCAATGGTATTATAGACGCATTGCCAATGCCACAATTCTTAAAAGATAAAGTTAAGTTTGATATACCTGTAAAAGAGGAAGAAGTAGCAAAAGAAATTAGCACAGAAACACCAGATAATGTAATTGACGTTATGCCAAAACCTAAAGTAAAAGATGGTGTAATAGTAAATGATAGTAATGAACCGATTGTATATGCAAAATTTAATGCGGCTAAGAGTGCTGCTAAACTTGCTAATTTAAAAGATAATGAGGGTGATTTTGAGGCGAGAGCATTAAATACAGGTGGTTTTGTAGTTGCGTCTAATAAAGATAGTTTAACACCTAATGTAGAGATAGCGGCAAAACCAAGATTAAGACCTAATGAGATTGGTTCTACTAATAATAATATGGCGCCAATAATAATTACAAGAGGTGGCGATAACTCAACAATATCAAACGTTGCTAAAGTAGATAATAATAATGTTAATTTAAATGTTAACGTAGATAGTTACCACGATAGAATGAGTGTGGCAACTTAATATTGTCCTAAATCCTTTTCAGATATAATCTTAAACTCTAAACCATTATCTTCACAATAAGATTTTGCTGCTTGCCATTTTGCTTGATTTTTGATATATTCAAAACTCTCTTTCATATATGTTTTACTCTTCTTCTTGCCTAGTTTAGGTTTGCCTATTTGACGTGATGGTTTGACCTCTATCATATACTTCTTTTGTTTAGAAGTCTTTACAACAAAGTCTGGAAAGTATCTATGGTATTTCTTATCTATTGGATTGAAGTATCTAATTGGCAATTCTTCACTTGCCCAAAATAATATGTCTTGGTTGAGGTCACAATAACGCATAAAACGTCTTTCTAATAGTGACCGATACACTATCTTTTTGACATCTCCTACATATTTCTTGGGGTGTGTTGGTTTGTATAATCCTTGATAACTCTTTGCCATAATCTACCTATAATTCATATAAATATTGATAAAGGTATTTATAAATGGCATTTACAAAGTTAAAAAATCAGATATCAAGTCTAGCAACACCGTTCTTATCAAATGTGGTCAGTAATTTAGCTGCGCCTAGAAGTGCTAAGGACGCAGGTGCTGTAGCCGCTTCATTAAAAGAGAAATCACCATTTAATATAAGTGCGCCACCTAATCAACAACTATTAAAAAATCCATTATCATTTAGTCCTGTTCAATACCCTTTAGATTTAGGTAATGAAGAGTTAGGTCATTATATTATGTTTGAATCTGGTTTTGTAAGTTATAGTCCACAAAAGGAAGGTCTAATACAACAACAAAATCCAAGAGAGAGGTATACATCAAGATTACCTCAAACGTCTATAACATCATCAGCGATAGCGATATATATGCCAAAAGATTTAAAAGTCTCATACAAACAGACTTACTCGCCAGAGGCAGCGGGTGTAGCAGGTGATATAGAGGCAGGTCTAGCAGCAGCGCAAATTCAAGCGGGTGATACTGCCGGCCAGATAAAAACATTTTTAGAGTCAGGTACAACATCTATTTTAAAAATAGGTAAGAGTATGGTTGGTGAGGCAATAAGTGTAATACCAGACGCAGGTGACCCTATAAAATTTATTGCAAAGAGAGCGGGTCTAGCAATCAATCCTAGAAATGAACAATTTTATGACTCGCCAGATTTTAGAACATTTAGTTATACGTTTGATTTTTGGCCAAGAAATGGCAAAGAGGCAAAAGCAGTAAACGATATTATCTATATATTTAAATATAACTCATCACCAGGTTTAAAAGGTGAGGCAGGCGCATTGTTTAACGCACCAAATTATTTTAGAATAAGTTATTATCAAAATGATGGCACAGAGAATACAAAACTACATAAGATAGCCGCTTGTTATTGCACAGGTGTATCTGTTGACTATGCCCCTGACGAGCAACCTACATTCTTTGAAGATGGTCAACCTGTTCATATGACACTAACGGTTGAGTTTATAGAAGACAGAATATTAACGAAGAGAGACATTGAGGCAGGAGCATAATGCAATACTTTAATGAATTTCCTAAAATAGACTATAACATAACTGGCGTAAAAGGCAATGTAAAAGAAATTACTGATATATGGCGAAGAGTAAAAGTTAGAAGTAAGATTGCAAATAATGTAACCTTATATGATACAATAGAAGTGCCTGAAGGTGACTCACCTGAAACAATTGCATACAAAGTATATGGCAACACAGAGCATTTTTGGATTGTATGTTTACTTAACAATGTTGTAAATAGATATCACGATTGGCCGTTAGACGAATTTAATTTTCAACAATTTGTTAAAGACAAATATGATAATCCTGATGGCATACATCATTTTGAGAAGACACAATTAAGTGGCAAACAAAAGGGTGATGGACCTGCTGATTACTCACATAAGATAGAAGTAAATGCTGATGAGGCAGGCGCAGAGTCAGTATCAAACATAGAACACGAAAGAAGATTACAAGATAAAAAAAGACAAATTAGGTTACTACAACCAGCATATTTAAATAGTTTTATAGATGAATTTAGATTGTTAATCAGGAAGTAATTAAATTATGGCACTTGATAGAGAAGTATTTGACAAACCAGGTCAATATAACATCAACGAGATAGATATTATATCATATAGGCATAATCAGGAAGAGTTATTGCCTATTAAGATTAATATTAAACCTATTATGATGACCTTTGAGATTGTAGAAGATATATTTTCTAACAATGTGGTCGGTTCTGTTATTGTATATGATATGCAAGATATTAGAACTATGTTCCCATTGACAGGTCTTGAAAGATTATCATTATCATTTAATTCGCCAGGCATAACAGGTTATGATTTTACAGATACGACAGGTATACCTTTACAGATATACAAAGTAGATAAGGTTAGAAAAGACCCTAATCAAGAGAAGGCACAATTTTACCAGATATTCTTTTGTTCGCCTGAAATGTATAATAACTCTATAACAAAGGTTAGCAAGGCATATGCAGGTCCGATAGAGAACGCAATCAATGACATATTACGTAATAAACTAAAATCAGAAAAACCATTTTTCTTTGAACCGACAGCTACCAATCCAAAGATAGTAATACCTAATCTAAAACCATATGAGGCGATTAGACTATTATCAAGAAGTGCCATACCTAAAAACTTTCCGTACAATGCAGGTTATGTATTCTATGAGACATCAAGAGGTTTCTATTTTAGGTCAACGGCAAGTATGATGGCTATTGGTAGTGTAGGCGCTCAGATAACACCAAAATGGAAATTTACATCATTGATACCTAACGTGACCGAGAATGAGAAACAACCAGAGATTAAGGATATAGAACGTAGATTATCACAGGTGTTAAAATATAGTGTAGATAAACCAGTTGATATGCTAGCAAATATCAATGAGGGTTTTTATGCAAGTAAGACCACATCACACGACGCCTTTAACAAGACCATAAGTGTATATAACTTTGATAGTGCCGATAGAAAAGAAAAGACACCAAGATTAGAAATGGGTACAGAGGCAGGTCTATTATATCCAAAAGACGTAGAATATGCAGACACACGAAAACCACTTACTCAACACTATGATAGTAGGCATATTGTTAAGTCAAGCACAAAGAAATTACATAACGATTATGAGGACAGAGAGGGCACATTTGGATTATCAATGCGTATTCACGACCACCAGGGTTATAGAAACCAAAACTTAACTATGTTAACGTTTGGTAATACTAATCTAAATGCAGGTGATATAATTACCTTTTCATCACCAATACAGGCGCCTACTAATCAGAATGAACAACCACATATTAATCCATATACGAGTGGACGATATATAATAATGGCACTAAAACATCAAGTTGACGTTGCCTCACAGAGACACGAAATGGTATTGAAATGCTACAAGGACAGCGTGTCCAACGCATATCCGACAGAGGAGGAGGCGTTATCTAGTATAGGTCAAGGTAATATATCAAAAACAGACATATACGAAGACCAATTACAATCATTTGGAGGTGGACTTGACTATTTTTAGAATATATCAGAGAATCCGAGAGTCCGGCGCCTCCGGGGAGACGTGTAATGGATAGAGAAAGTGTAGTATTATTGTGTCTG